TAATGACGATCTAGCAACACGCTGGGCGACCTCAAACGGCAACACGGGGTGGGTGCAAATTGATTTGGGCGCAGGTAACGAAAAAACATTAGTCAAAATTATTCCTCACGCGACAGGTGGTGCAGACGGTCAATGTATTGATGGATTCACTTTCTTAGGATCAAATGATGGCTCCAGCTTTACAACTTTAGTAACAATGGCGAATGGTCAAGGCACTGCCGTGTTCGGAACTGGAGCAGCATTAACGTCAGCAACTTTCAATTTTTCAAACACAACTGCTTATCGTTATTATCGCTTTAACATTACACAAACTGGAATCCCCTCTAGCCGCTCTTTAGCTACTGTCTATGAGTTGTACGGGTATGAGGCGGTCACAACTGCCGCTTCGATGACCCTTGTGTCTGATAATTTCACCGCACAAACAGCGCCAAGTGAAGCATCCTTGGTACTTCTTCATGAACCAATAGTCGCTTGTACTTTGAACGTAGACACACTTGCTTACATCTCGCGGGACGGCGGCACAACATACACGCAAGGAACACTGGCAGACGGCGGTGAGTATTCGACAGGCATCAACATTTTGACAATCAACGGCCTCGACATCAGTGGGCAACCTAGCGGCACAAACATCAAATATAAAATCGTAACCGCCAACGCTAAGGAACAAAGGTTCCATGGCTCTTGGCTACAATGGAGTTAAAATAATGGCAGTCCAAACTTTTAAACCCGGTCAAGTACCAACTTCTGATCGTCCAGTTGGAGGAAAATAATGAGCAACTTTTTAGTTGGAACAAATCTTGCTGACATACAATTAGACAAATTCAACGGTGACGCTTCAACTCTCGCATTCACGCTGTCTGTGTCATCGTCAACATTCTCTGCTCTTGTACGTATAAGTGGAGTTGTGCAGACACCAACGATTGATTTTAATATCAGTGGCACAACACTCACCTTCACTTCTGCCCCACCTACCGGAACTGATAACATCGTAGTTACGTATACTAAGGCTACCCAGATCGGTGTGCCGAATGATGCGAGTGTGTCTGCCTCAAAACTAGCAAGCAATGCGGTCACAACGGATAAGATTTTAGACGCAAATATTACAACGGATAAAATTGCTGACAACGCAATTAGTCTCTCAAAAATGGCATCAGGAACAGATGGAAACATTATAAGTTATGATGTCTCTGGAAACCCTGTAGCTGTTGCAACAGGAACAAATGGTCAAGTCTTAACTAGTGCAGGGGCTGGCGCTCAACCAGCGTTTGCTACGTTACCAACGAGTGGCGCTTGGGAGTTTATTTCAAGTGTTACTGCTTCATCGAGCGCGACAGTATCTTTTACTAATATGGCAAGCGGTTACGATTATAACTACACTTTCTTTAACGTAGTCCCAGCAACAAATACGCAGAATTACTCCGCTCGACTCGGAGTTGCGGGGCCAACTTACAGAACAGAGAATTACGTTTCTTTACATAATCGACTACCAAACTCCGGTGGTTACCCCGCTGATGCTGCGATAACTGGTTCGATTCGTATGGGCAGAAATGTCCACGGTGGGACAGCAGGAAATCAAGGGGTATTCAGCGGTTATTTAGAGTTCCGTGACCCCGCTGCCGCTGGCACAACTACTTCTTATGACGGACAAAATGCGTCTACTAGCGCCACGTCGTCTGGCAATCAAAATATGTACGTTTATGGCGGAACATACACCACCGCAGAAGCTCAAACGTCTGTTCAATTTTTCTTTGGGTCGGGCAACATAGCGTCGGGAACAATCCAGCAATTTCGAAGGACTAGAAGCTAATGACCAGATTTCATGCAACACCTGATGGGGATGTACATTTTACCCAAGCAGAAGAAACAGCCCGTGACGCTGAAGAACAAGCATGGGCTGACGGTGCAGCCGCAAGGACAATGGCAGACGTTAGAGCCATGCGAGATGACTTGTTAGCTGCAACTGATTGGGCTGCACTACCTGACAGTCCAACAATGTCATCAGCTATGACAACGTATAGAACTGCACTCCGTGACTACCCTGCAACATATGCAAGTAATAATGATGCCGCCCTACCAGAGCTAGGAGAATAAAATGACAACCATAGTTCAATCAGCAATGACGGCGGCAGTCCCTGCCCCAGATTTATCAAGTGTAGAAAATGGCATATCAAGTGTAGAAACTCAACTCGCTGTCCAGAATCTGCGGTCAGTCATAAATAATAACTCAAGCTATATAAGAGCAGTAGATGCGATTGCTGATGAGTTTTCTGACGCTACAGGTATTGATGCTACTGCATCACTAAACGAAACTTACGATGCCTCTGGTGACTTTTATTCAAATGCTGGCGCTGGTACGAGTACAGTAAACGCCATTCCTGATATGACTTCTAACACTGCACCCAGCGGTGTTGCTTCAGCAACTGGCGGTGGTTCTGATGCGTATGTTCTGTACGACAGAGCGTACTCGATTTTTGCGTTTGGGTCACCCTACGGTTTCGTCAAATATGATTTTGGAAGCGGTAACGGTAAGGTAATTAAGCAATACAAAATTGGCGCAAGGAATGACTACACTGATTCTGCCCCTCGCGCTTGGACGTTTCAAGGTAGTAATGATGACTCGACTTGGACAACCATCGACACACAATCAGGGCAGAGTTTTAGTGGTGGTCAGCTTAAAGTCTACAACGTAAGCAACTCAACAAATTACAGATACTATAGAAATAATTTTACTCAAACTAACGGTCACTCGAACATGACTTGGAACAGCATCGAAATGTATGCGGCTCTTCCTCCAGTTAATATGACAATTATTTCAAGCACTTTCACAGCCGAAACTGCCCCATCCGAATCAAGCGCAGTATTTCTTCATCAGCCTGTAGATTCCGTAACAATCAATACCGACATCCTTGGATACATCAGCCGGGACGCTGGAACAACATGGTCTCAAGGAACCCTCGTAGACGCTGGAAGTTTCGACAGCACAACGAACATTCTCACGATGAACGCTGTGGACATCAGCGCACAACCAAGTGGCACTTCGATGCGATACAAAATCGTTACAGCTAATACCAAAGAGCAACGCTTGCATGGTGCTTGGCTGGCTTGGTCTTAATTAAAAGTAAGGTTAGTTTATGGGTGAAACAATTGATTTACGGTTGCTTTTGACCATCGGAGTTATGGTCGTATCTGTGGTGACGAGTTCAGTGATTGTTAAGCAACGCCTGTCAGCAATCATCGAGCGATTTGATGCGCTTCAAAAAGATTATGAAAGCCGATTAAGAAAATTAGATCAACGGACAGACAAGCAAGAAAATGAAATCGACTTAAACGCGCAAAAGACTTCTGTCTTGAGTTCAATTTTGAGCCCGAGTCAGCTTGAGCGACAGCATCGTGAAATTGAAAAGATAATAGGCTCTATAGCTGCGTGCGCAGAAAAAGCCGAAAGCAACCAGCGGCGAATTCTTAAGATTGAAAATATGCATAACGGAAAGCACCCGCCTGTTGGCTAAGACACGCGGTTTTGAAGGAGAGTAAAAATGGCTGGATACGGAAGAACATCGCAGCGTCGGCTCGACACTTGCCATGAAGAATTTAAAGTTGTCATGCCCCTGGTTATCGCACAGTTACCGTACACGTACATGGACATAACTATAGTGGATTGTGGCATTATATGCGGTGAGCGCGGAGAAGACGAACAAGAAGAAGCATACCGACTTGGCAACAGCAAAGCTAAGTTTGGAGAAAGCCCACACAACACATACCCTTCTAATGCCTGCGACACCCTGCCAATGGCAGAAGGCAAGTATGTCTGGGATAACAAAGAACTTCACAAAGTCTACGCCAAGTTGGTTATGGATACGGCATGGAGCCAAGGCTTTAAGTGGAAATGGGGCGGTGATTTTTCGTCGTTCTACGATGGGCCACATTTTGAAAGGATTGAATAATGTATGGTAAGAAAAAGCCAGTAAAGCCAGTAAAGCCAGTAAAGCCAGTAAAAAAGAAAGGCAAATAAAATGGACGATGAAGCAAGGACAATGAGCAAATCTTACAAAAGAGAAATCGGCGGTGCGGTGCTGTTCGTTGCCCTGTGTCTGACCATAAAATTCTGGTGGTTTTTGCCTGACGCCGCAATGGCCTCGGCCTATGTGGGTGCTTGGAATATAGGTGTACTAGGCTTGGCTGCAATCGGGTTGGCTCCCTTCGGTCTGGACGCTGTATTAAAAGCAAAACGATAACATGGGTGATTACTAATGGCTAAGTACCTCATCATAGTCATTGCCATTCTCTTGGCCTCTCTTGCCGGGACAAGTGCTCTGCTTAAATCCTCATGGGAAACAAACGCCAAGCTCGAAGTGCAGTACCAATCACAGCAAGATGAAACCAAGAAAGCTATAGCCCAGACTACCAAACTTCGCCTCGATCATCAGCAACAAGTCCACGAGATGGACACCCAACTAAAGGATAGTCGCCGTGACACAGCAGAACTTAGCAAGGCATCAAAGCGCATCCAAGCAACCTCAGACGCACTGGCCAAGGCTCTTAATAAAAAGCCCGACCAAGCTAGTCGTGTTGCTGGCATCCTCTATGCTCGCGGGATGCGGAACATTTGCCGATCTAGTGGTGGCACCCCAGCAAACTGCAAAATTATCATACCTAAATCCACCAAGACCAAGCCCCGTAATCCCGCCAAAGGTAGAGCTGGGGAGCCCGATCTACTGGCTAAATAAGAACCACCCACAATCCAATCTTATTTGCACCCCGTCCCAAGATTGGGTCAACATTAGGGTGTTCTACAAGGAGGTCGCGTTCTGGATGAAACAAGCAAATAAGACCATTGACTACCACGAAAAACGTAATGGCCCTGAAACTCTAGCTATACTCCCAAAATAACTAATAACAGGCACAACCTATGACTCGTACTCAACCGCCACTTGATACCTTAGACCCGCTCTCGCCAACACCGAAGCGCGACTTGGCTATCTTGACAGACCTATATGAGTCTCCGGGTTGGGAACTCTTCCTTGGCATTCTCCATGAGAACTACATCGAAGCCGCAGACCAACTCTCAGACCCAACGATTAATGGCCTTAAATCCACAATCGATTTCCAGCGGGGGATGCTTTACTGCATTAAGCAAGTACCCACCGTCCTCACTTCTCGAATCAAACGTCTTGAGGCAGACACAATGATGTCTGACCTATCTCAACAAGACCCACAAACACACTAGGAGACGACCCCAATGTCTATCGATCCGAATGCCCTTATCAATCGTCAAATGCAAGCAGCAGGAAAAGCACCAGCCGATCCAGCTCCAGTTCCAGACAATCCCGTCGATCAGGCTGTGGCCGCTACAGCTCCCATCACAGATGGCCAGACACCAGAACCTCAAGGCGCAGTTGATCCCAATGAAGGAATGATGAATCGTTACAAAGACCTCAACCGTCGTCACACACTAGTCAAAGCCCCAATGCAGATCGTTGAAAAGATGATGGCTCAAGCAGGCGAAGGCGGTGGAGATAAGGTAGCTCAGTTTCTGATGGAAGCTATTGAAGCCAAGATGAATGGCGGCAAAGCACAAGCAGCACAGGCAGCTAACCCCAGTTCAGAAAGAGAGCAAGAAGCAGCTATGCCATCATCCGCAGTTAGCATCGATGATGACATAGATACGTGGGCATTAGACAACGACATCAATGGCGCAGCACCGTTCAAAGCAAGGTTTGCGGCGTACGATGACAAGATGAATAAACTTATGGATGCCATGCAGGTGCAAGCTCGCGTCACCCAAGACATGATGTCTGCCGTTGGCCAACAGGGCGCAAGTCTTGCAGGCAAGGCAGGCGAACAGCGCCAGACAGAAGTAGATCAATCCAAGCGTCAGATCGCACAGAACCTTGAGGCTGCTCAAGCAGCTCATGGCTTGTCTGATGATGACTTGGAAGCCTTCTTCCTAAAGGCTCAAGAGCTTGGGTATCACCCTGAAGAGTTTGTCAATTCAGACAACGTAGACCTGATCGCCAGCACATTGGTAAACCAACGTAAGGCGGCCAAGACAGACCGTTTAGAACAACAGATGTCTTCACGCCAAGCCTTCACCGGGTCGATGGGTTCAACTCCATCCGAAGGAAGTGCAGGCGCTCCTCCGTCAGCCGATCCAGCATCCGCACGCATCAACCGTATCTTTGAGACTGCCAAGGGTTGATCACTCACGCGGCCTAGATGATAATATAATTAACTGAACAAGGGGGCGCTACGGCTCCTCCGTTCGCCCCGCAAGTCTCCGCCGCTATGGCCGCAAAGACAACGGGGGTTTACGCCAAGTGTGATGGAATTTCCACACAACGGCCCTGAACCTTTTGTTTTTAACGTCATTATAGGAGATATTCCAATGGCAAGTATTCCCGGCCTTCGTGGCTCTGGAGATTTTACAACAGATTTCCGCCCAACTAACTATCGTGAGCTTTATACATTCTTAGAGCCAAATGGCGATGCACCTTTGCAAGCCCTTTTAGCTGTCATGCAATCTGAAGCCACAAACGATCCAAAGTATTCCAACTTCCGTGACGAACTTCCGACTCGTGTCTTAACGACGGATGGCACAGGCTACAATGCCTCTGCAACAACCATAACATTAGCAACTGTTGCTGATGCTGGTTGGGTTTCTGAAGGAACTCTTTTAGTAAACGCTGCTACAGGTGAGTTGCTACGTGCGACTGCTGACGGCAACGTCTCAACTGGAGCATTAACTGTTACTCGTAACATCGGTGGAACAACTCTGACTATCACGGCAGCCGACGACTTGTTCGTAGCTGGACATGCAGCAGAAGAGGGTGACACATCGCCGTCATCCATCACGTTCGATCCAACAGTTGACTTCAACTTTACTCAAATCTTCAAGAAGCCGTTCAAGATCACACGTACTTTGGCTAACAC